GGGCGCCACGGGCGCGACCGGCTCGGGCACTGGCGCCGCCGCCAGCACGGGGGCCGGCACTGGCGCCGGTACTGGTGCGAACAGATCGCCGATAGGGGGGATCAGCTTGTCGCGCAGCCGCTGCCAATCCAACGGGGTCCACTTGTGCAGCCCCAGCTGATGGGCGATGGCAAGGTTGTAGACACTGACGTCCCAGGCCTCGTTCCGCGCGCCATTGGGCTTGATCCATTCGCGGATGGCGCGGCCCTTCTGCCAGCGCGTACGCGCCTGCTCAACCACCATCTGGTCGAACCATTCGGGTGGCAGCGCATCGTTGAAGTGCATGGCGCCCGGGCCTTCGGCCAGCTGCATGCGGTTGGAAAGCCAGTCCTTGGCGACG